ATTGTGGCCAAGTAAGAGGCCAGCGAGAATGCCGCCTCCTGCTCCTGCGAAGAGGTGGAAGGTGTTGAGCTTATGTTTGTTGGATTGTGATGCCATGTCATCTTATGTTTTAGTTTAGTTCTGTTATCTGAGTAATAGTGATTGATACGTTCGTCTTCTTCAACTTGTATCCTTTAGTCTTGCTTCCAGTAGTCAAGCATTGAATTGCTTCCTCCTGGGTGTGTGCTGTTTTAATTGCAGAGCAGGGTGAGGGCATGTCGAATCGGGTGTAGGTTATCTTGTAACAAGGCATCAATGAAAACGTCCTATGTGGTTCTTAAAGATGAACTTACCCTTCACGTCACGTGAACCTTCCCTCTGCTTGGCTATGTTATACTTCAATGAAACGTAAGACCCATGCTCTGCGTCTGATCTCCTAGCTTCATTCACATCCTTGCCGTCAGGCCATAGAAGTAAGATGATGTCAGAGTCATTCTCAATGTCACCAGAATCCTTGAGGTCATACAAAGTAAGACCAGACTCACGCTTGGCTCCCTCACGATTGACTTGCGCTAGCAGGAACACGGGAACATCCAACTCCATTGCCATGAGTTTCACTTGGTGTGAGACCTCAGCGATTCCGTCGTTCTTTTTCATCTTACGGTCCCAAGGCACAAGCTGGAGGTAGTCTATAACAATCCACTCAATCTTGTGCTTACGCTTATACATCCGAGCCTTGGCACGAAGTTCGTCCACACTCTTCACATAGTGATTGGTAAAGATGGGAGCTTCGGCCATCTTGTCCGTCGCTTCCCAGACACGCTTCTGGTGTTCTGGTTTCATCATCCCGTCCTGCAATCGCTTGAGAGGCACGGCGGCGCAGGTTTGAATCATACGGTTAGCCAAAGACTTTGCTTGCATCTCAAATGAGAAGTAGAGGCCGGGCGTGTCGTGAGTGACAGCATTCTGCAACACGATGTTGAGCGCGAGGGCCGTCTTACCACAGGAGGTGGGTGCGGCAATGACCATCACCTCTCCGTTGGCTACACCACCACAGCTGAGTTTCTCATCTACTTGTGCTATGCGCGTGGGCATGGCAGAAACCTCATAGGTTCCGCTCACCATGGCCTTGTAGTCCTCTCTAAGGGCTTCTGCGGCACTTCTGATACTTCCGTCCCCCTTGCCGTCATCGACGTCTTGTAGGGACTGTAAGGATGCTTCTAGCTTGGACGTGACCGAGTCTGCTTCTTCCTCCCCTTCCTCTGCTTCCTCGATGGCGAGGCGGCAATGGCGGATGGTCTGGCGAAGCTTGGACTTCTCCTTCACTATGTTGGCGGCATACGTGGCGTGAGTTGAGGTCTCGCAGGCTTCTTGGATTGTATAGATGGTGCTGATCCCACCAACTTCATCCTCGTTGCCATCGGAGCGTAGCTGTTCCAGAAGGGTGATGTCGGATAAATCCAACCCCTTGCTTACAATATCCGCCATCGTAGAGAAGATGATGGAGTTGCGGGTGACGTAGAAATCAGATGGCTGAATAACCTGCGACACTTCGTCATAGACGGATCCATCTTCAGCTAGAAGACAAGACGCGAGGACAACAGTCTCCGACTCGAGCGAGTGCGGCTGAGTGTTTTTAGAGCCGGGCATGCTAGCTGTCTTCGCGTTCCTCTTGATCCATCACGAACTCGCAGGCTTCACGAACACAATCTTTACCGTATGGGTAGGTCACGAGCGTCTGGCCGTGCTTGTTGTATAGGACAACTGACTCGGGCATCATGTCTGTGTCATACTCAAACTCAGAGTCTATAAAGTTGCCTGCCATCCACGAAAGGATCTGATCCCCTGTGCGTCTTCCAGGCTTCATGTGGACACCTGGTATCCAGTATTCATCCCCGCTACATAAGGAGCCAACGTAGTCATCTACGAAGCGTGGTCGTCCTGCGACAACTTGTAGACGTTGAACGATTGTGTCCCCGTCCATCTTGTTGGCAGGGCCGTAAGGGTAGGTTGCTGTTCTAATAATCATGTTTATGTTTTGGTTTATGGTTTATAGACTCGGGATGGTATGAACCACTTCCGAGATAAGTTCGTTTTCTAAAAGCTCTGGTGGCATCGGTGCTCTCCAGATAGATGCGAGCATGAGGCACTTCGTGTATGCGTCAAGACTAAAACCTTCGGTTTCGTAAATTTCTTTTGCTGATTCAACTGGGGCATTAAAGACTCCCGTCTGTTCGTAGTAAGCGGCGACCAACTTCTCAGCCTTAGCAATGCCGATCCCCTTCATCCCCTCAATGTTGTCGGTTGAATCTCCCATGAGCAACTGAACTAACCAATGATGGTCTGCCTCACCCTGCGTAACCTCACGAGGCCAGTCATCCTTGTTCCAGTTGTAGTGCCAACCAGGGACACCAAGTAAGTCTTTATCTATGCTGCAAAGGATTGGATTTTCCACCCTCACGTTGGTGAGCATGATACCAAGCAGATCATCCGCTTCCAGTTGGTCGTGCTTGCACCAGCGAGAAGCATTCAACTCCTGCAGCTTGTCCATCAATGGGGCATAGAGATGTGGCTTCTCACGTCTCCCAGCTTTGTAGTCTGGATACAAGACCTTGCGGAAGTTGTTGCGCCCAGACACTACCAGGTAGTGCTTCTGTGCGCGGCAAGCAGAGACCACACTTTGTATGGTAAACTCTACCATCTCTACGAGGCTCTTTAGGCCCGTGCCGGTTGACTCAGCCTTGGCTGCATGGGAGTAACAGATCAGTTCCAGATCAATGAGAGCAGTTTTCGTGTCTGTTTTTAGGTTCATAGTATGTTTGTGCGATTGGTTATTGTGATAAAACAGGCTTAATTTGTGGTAAAAATTAGGTAGTATTTCCCACAGATTTATTTCCAATCCCAGTCGTTGCGATACTTACGAACAACTTTTACGAGCTCGTCCCACTCCTCCCATTCTAGTGAGATTTTAGCATTGTTGTTTTGCGTATCATTTCCGTAGATGGTCAGAAAAGATCCAGCGGCCTCGTCATTGGGGCCAACTTGAATGCTATTGAAAATTGGGTTCCAGTCAGGATTAGCGGACTGGATGCTTACTTTTGTTGGTATTGTTTTCATAATGCTTTGAGTTTGTATTTAATTCCATCGACTACTACGACTTTGCCATCGCAGGTCTTGGCCGAGCGTGGCGTGCCTTGCTTTGTGCCCCTACTGTTCTCGTGGTAAGTCTCGTTACCGTGGGCATCATACTCACACCTACACCAGAAGTCATTACTGTCCTCGAAGTAAGTCACGTTACCATTGGCATCACGCTCATACCTACACCAGAAGTCATTACTGCTCTCGTAGTAAGTCGCGTAACCGTCGGCATCACGCTCATACCTACACCAGAAGTCATTACTGCTCTCGTAGTAAGTCGCGTTACCGCTGGCATCATACTCACACCTACACCAGAAGCCATCGCTGTTCTCGCGGTAAGTCTCGTTACCATTAGCATCTTTAATCCTGATAGGGAAGCTAAATGCAATCCCTAGTTCTTTATATGTTTCACTTAGTTTTTTCATAATGCTTTAAGCCATTACTGTCCTCGTAGTAAGTCACGTAACCATTTGCATCATACTCAAACCTATACCAGTCGCTATCGCTGTCCTCGTAGTAAGTCTCGTTACCATTATCATCTTTAATCTCAATAGGAAAGCTAAATGCAATCCCTAGTTCTGTTAGTGTTTCACTTAGTTTTTTCATAATGCTTTGAGTTTGTCTTTGATTCCGTCGACTACTACGACTTTGCCATCGCAGGTCTTGGATGAGCGTGGAGTGCCTCGCTTTGTGCCATTACTGTTCTCGTAGTAAGTCTCTCTAACTTTACCTTCGGCATCATACTCACACCTATACCAGTAGCCATCGCGAGACCTTTCCTCGTAGTAAGTTGTTCTACCTTTGGTATCTTTAATCTGGATGGGAAGAGTAAATGCAATCCCTAGTTCTGTTAGTGTTTCACTTAGTTTTTTCATAATTATGTGTTATTGGTTGAACGAGGAGTTCTGGATGTGTGTCGGCATTAGCAGCCCTGCGTCACAGGGACGCTTGCCGCCATTGGCGTAGCACCATGCTCCCCTTACGCATAGGCATTTAAAAGAGCCTGACAGTGCTTTGTGTCGCGTATATGCCACTTCTGGTTCTGGGAAGCTGTCGAGGTATCCGGAACCAGACGGACTACTCAATTCATTTCGTTCCTCATTCATGATTATCCTTTGTGTTCCTTCCGTGTAGCCATTGCTGTCCGCAAAGTAAGTCACGTTACCGTCGGCATCTTTAATCTCAATAGGAAAGCTAAATGCAATAATTCCTAGTTCTTTATATGTTTCACTTAGTTTTTTCATAGTGCTCTGAGTTTGTATTTGATTTCGCCTGATTCTACTACTTTACCGTCACAGGTCTTGGCTGAGCGTGGCGTTCCTTTCTTGTAGCCATTACTGTCCTCGCGGTAAGTCTCGTTACCTTTGGCATCATACTCACGCTTACACCAGTTGCCATCACTGTCCTCGTAGTAAGTCACGTAACCATTGGAATCATACTCACGCTTACGCCAGAAGCCGCTACTGTCCTCGTAGTAAGTCACGTAACCATTGGAATCACGCTCATACCTATACCAGAAGTCATCGCTGTTCTCGTGGTAAGTCTCGTTACCGTTGGCATCATACTCAAACCTATA